CAATACACCTTGGAAGCAGAGCAGATTCAAAAGAAGATTACCTTTGCCCAAGCGCAATACAACATTAACAAGACCACGGAGAACGCCGTAGCATTGGCACAGGCCAACTTGGAACTTACAGACCTTGGCGAGCGTTTGGAAGGTCAGCGCTCCGAGCAAAAAATGAATTACATCTCGTTGCTACGTGAGGAAAAGGATATTGAACGTACAAATACGGAGGCGTATATCGCCCGACTGGAAGCGCAGTTGAACCTTGATGCGGAATTGATTAACTCCGAGCGTGACCGTTTGAACGTACAACTGCAAAACATTCAAATCTTAAAGACGGCACGTATTGCCGCTATCGAAGACGAGTTAGCATTAACAAAAGAAGGAACCGCCCGTTACAATGAACTGATTAACCAGCGTGCTGAGGTTGAGCAGAACTCCGCTATTGAAACGGCGAAGATTAAAAAAGACCTTAACCAAAAGGATATTGAAGACCGCAAGATGGTTAACGATGCCTATATGAATTTAGCGCAGCAGTCTATATCAGCGCTTACTTCTATTTCCGAATTGTTTGCAGGGGGCAACGAAGCACGTCAACGTAAGGCATTCCAGCTTAACAAAGCGTTACAAATTGCAGATGCTACAATGGCTACTTATACCGCCGTTGTGGGTGCGTTAGGTGCCAAGGGTGCAGATGGCTTATTGCCGTTCCCAGTACGGGTTGCTAACGCCGTTGCAGCGGGTGTTATTGGTGCTGCTAACGTAGCAAAGATTGCAGCTACAAAGTTTAGTGCATCCGAATCACCGACCCCGGATACGAGCGCACCGGATATGAGTTCCGCTGGTGGTTCAATGTCTCCGCAATTTAACGTGGTAGGCCAAGGTGGAATAAACCAATTAGCCGCAAGTGTAAACGGGCGCAATCAGCAACCCATCCAAGCATACGTGGTAGCTGGACAAGTTACCAACGCACAACAATTGGCACGTAGACGAGCAAGAACAGCAACATTCGGATAATGAAAAAAGTAATTGAACTTGTCCTTGAGGAAACCGAAGGACTAAACGGCATCAATGCAATATCTATCGTTGAACACCCAGCGATTGAGGAGAACTTTATTACCCTTGCAAAGGAGTACGAGGTAGAGTTCAAAGCGCAAGACGAGGAGAAACGTATCCTTATGGGCGCAGCCCTTATTCCAAACAAAACAATTTACCGCAACCAAGGCGGTGAGGAGTTTTACGTGTACTTTTCCAAGGATACGGTACGCAGGGCTTCGGAGCTATTCTTAATGCGTGGCTACCAAGGCAACACCACACTCGAACACGCCGCAGAGTTAAGCGGTTTGTCCGTGGTAGAATCTTGGATTGTGGAAGACCCACAAAAAGACAAGACGGCTATCTACGGAATGGAATTGCCCGAAGGTACCTGGATGGTTTCAATGAAAGTCAACAACGACGACATCTGGAATAACTACGTTAAGACGGGACGGGTTAAGGGCTTTTCTATTGAGGGCTACTTTGTGGATAAGATGCAAATGGAATCCCACCTTGAACGCATCGAAGAGGAGGAAGCGGAATTTATGCTTTCCAACATTATCGCCAAGATTAAAAAGGATGGCCGCTTAAAGAGCAAGAAGCGAATCGAGATGGAATCCTACACGGACTACCCAGAAGCGGTACGCAACAATGCTAAGCGAGGAATCGAACTAAACGAGAAAGGCGGTAACAAATGCGCTACGGCAGTTGGCAAGATTCGAGCGCAACAACTCGCAGACGGACGGCCTATCAGCGTAGAGACCATTACCCGTATGTACTCGTACCTATCCCGTGCCGAGGCATACTACGACGAAAACGATATGCAGGCGTGCGGTACTATTTCCTTCCTGCTATGGGGCGGGTTAGCCGCAAAGCGTTGGGCAGAATCTAAACTAAAAGAATTAGGCAAACTATGAAACAGACCCCAAGCCGTTCCTCCCCCAAAGGAGACAAGCGTGGCTGCTTGTGCAAGAATAACACCTATTCCAAAAAGTGCTGCGATGGCTCCCTTCAAGCACAAGGCGTAGGCGTTACCGTGAAGGTTCCCGTATAAAAATGTAACAATCAATAACTAATCAATTATTTCCAATATGAAAGCAACAGAAATTTTCCAGAAATTCTTTGCCGAACTGTCCGCAGTTGAGACCTCCGAGGTTGAGTTGGCGCAAGCCAAGCTCGATAACGGCACCGTCTTGGAAGCTGAATCATTTGAGGCAGGCCAACCCATTTTCATCGTATCAGAGGAAGACCGTATCGCAGTCCCAGTCGGTGAATATCAAATGGAAGATGGCCGCATCTTGGTTGTAGCCGAAGAAGGTGTTATCGGTGAAATCAAAGAAGCAGCAGCCGAGGTAGAAGAAGAAGCCCCATCAGTTGAAATCGAGGTTGAAGCAGCTATCGAGCCAACTATGGAGGAGAAAATCAAGGAGATGGTTATGCCACTCATTGAGGAGATGCGTGCAGAAATGTCCGCAATTAAGGAGGAAATGGGAGCGTACAAAAAGAAGCAGGAAATGTCCTCGGATATGCCTGCCGCTATGCCCATCCGCCACAACCCAGAAGCAGCCCCTGCTCCTGCACGAGTTAACCTCGCACAGAACGCAGCGGAATCTTCTATCGACCGAGTTCTCGCACGTCTTAACAAATAAAATCAATTCTAAAAAATGGCTACTACTACTTCAATTACCACAACGTATGCTGGCGAGTTTGCCGGTAAATACGTTGCCGCAGCTCTTTTGAGCGCACCCACCTTGGACAAAGGCCTTATCGAGGTTCTTCCCAACGTCTACTACAAATCCGTTATCCAAAAGGTCGGTACTGACGATATCTTGAAGGACGCTACTTGCGATTTTGACCCTACGTCTACCGTTACCTTGACCGAGCGTGTTTTGACCTTGGAAGAATTCCAAGTTAACTTGCAAATGTGCAAGAAAGATTTTGAACAAACCTGGCAGGCCGTAGAGATGGGTTACTCTGCATTCAAGAATGTACCCGCCTCTTTCACTGACTTTATCATTGCTTACGCAGCCGAGAAAGTTGCTGCTCGTATCGAGCAAAACATCTGGGCAGGCGTTAACGCTTCTGCTGGTCAGTTCGCTGGTTTCCAAACTTTGTTCGCTGCTGATGGTGATGTTATCGACGTAACTGCTACTACCGTAACTTCTGCTAACGTAATCGCAGAATTAGGTAAGGTTGTAGACGCTATCCCTTCTACTTTGTACGGTAAGCAGGATTTGACTATCTACGTTCCTCAGAACGTCGCTAAGGCCTATGTACGTGCCTTGGGTGGCTTCGCTGCTGCTGGAGTAGGTGCTAACGGTGTTGACAACAAAGGTACTATGTGGTACGGTTCTCAGGACTTGTACTTTGATGGTATCAAGGTTGCTCTTGCCGAAGGTTTGTCTTCTAACAAAATGGTGGCTGCACAGAAATCAAACTTGTTTTTCGGCTGCGGGCTGTTGTCGGATAAAAATGAGTGCCGCCTGATTGATATGTCGGATATTGACGGAAGTCAAAATTTCCGCTTGATTATGCGTATGTCTGCTGGCATCCAGTACGGAATCGGTAGCGACATCGTTTACTACGGAGCTTAATCTTTCTAAATTTCCTTGAAGGGGGTGGTGGTGTAATAACGCCCCACCCCTTTCTTTTTTAACTTATTAAATATAAATAAAATGGCTTGTGCATTATCCCTTGGCCGTATCGAACCCTGCAAGGACGTTGTAGGTGGAATCACGGCTGTTTACTTCCTGAACTATCAGGAATTAACGGTTACATACGACGTAACCAACACGGACGCTATCGACGTTTTGGGTAGCGGTTTGACGGCTTACAAATACGACTTGAAGGGTAGCTCTTCTTTTGAGCAAACCGTAACCTCCAGCCGTGATACCGGAACCACGTTTTTTGACCAGAACTTGAACTTGACCTTGCACAAATTGAGCAAGCAGTCAAACAAGGAAATCAAATTGATGGCTTACGGACGCCCGATTGTAATCGTTGAGGACTACAATGGTAACTTCTTTGTTGCCGGACTGGAGAACGGTTGCGAAGTAACTGGAGGTACGATTGTAACGGGTGCTGCTATGGGAGACCTTTCCGGTTACACCTTGACGCTGAACGGACAAGAGGCGGTTCCTGCTAACTTCTTGGACGGCACTTTGGCTGCTGCTGGAATTTCTACTATCGTTGTAGGTACAGATTTTTAATATACCTTTGACAAATGGATACTAAACAAACTATTTACAATATCCTCGCTTCTACTAAGAGCGAGCCAGTTAGTGTAGAATTAGGCAAATGGGACGCTCAAACAAACGCAGACCTTGATAAGTCGTTTTCTGCTGCTTCTATTGCTATTGACCAAGTAGATAAGGGAAAGGCGAACTTAAAAAAATCAATCTTGGTACACAAGAGCGTGATGGCCGCTTACGACAAGTGGATTAGCGGTCTTCAGAAAGCAGCGGATTCAATTCAACCTACTGGAAATAAAAGAAATGATGACCTTTCTAAAAAAGCTGCGGAGTTTAATGTTTTTGACGCAAAGAAACAAAAGGACAAGATTGAAAAACAAATGAAAGAAGTTGAACGGTTGCTTGCAAAACTTGCTGGTTTTCCTTTTTAATAATTAAATCAATTCATAAAGGCCACCTCCGGGTGGCTTTTTTGTTTGTAAGAAAAACAAAACGCCCGACTTGAGTTAATTAGAGGATGAATATTTTAACCACAAGCGCAACAGCGCAGAATTTACAAATCATCCCTCGCTCGTTTCCTGCTTCTGTTTCGGCACGGTTAACGAATGAATCTACCAATACCACCCAAACGCAAACAATCGCACCTACAAGCGCTAACGGGTATATGACCTTGAATGCTGCTTGGACTTTAAAGGCACAAAACTTTTACCTATTGGAGGTGTTTAGTGGTGTAAATTTGATTTATCGTGGCCGGGTATTCTGCACCGACCAAACAAACTTCGAGAAGTTCACCGTGAATGCCGGGGTGTACGACCAAG